CGAGGAAATGAACAAAAAGAACAAAGAGTTCCATCAGAACAATAATCAAATGTTCAATGATAGGCAAACACAAGCTACTAAAGAAAGGGAAACTAAAAAGCAAACTAGCGCATTATTAACGAAAGAGCAGGCAGACCAAAAGGTTGCTAATAAGTTGCACAATGACCAAATGATAAAAAGTGCTCAATTAGATAATGAAATATTCCAAAAGAAACTAGCTCAAACAGAAAAAGAAAAAGAAGCTGCTAAAGAAAAAACCAGACTACAAAGAGAAGGAGACCAACAAAAAAAGTCAGAACTAAAAACTATACAAGACAGTAGCAATGCCCTTTTGGTTCTAAAAAGAAATGCCAATGAAGCTGCAACTGCTTATGCTAACGCTGTTAAAAGTTCTGGAAGCAAGGATAGTCCAGAAGCTGTAGCAGCATTGGATAAATTTAATAGAGCTAACAAAGACCTCAATGAAATGAATGTTTCATTAGGACGGGCTAGCAGCAATGTGCAATTGTTCGGAGGCGGTCTAAATACCGCCTTTAACTATATGCGTCAGATGGCGTACATTCTACCTGGATTAGGTATTGCAGGTATATTCAATCTTGCATTTGAAGCTATTGGTAAGATAATTAGTGCTTTGGGTTTATTCAATGATAAACAAACTGAAATATATGAAGCTAGTCAAAAAATAGCTGAGTCATATAAAGAGCAATTAGCTATTATGGAGGAGTTGAGGGATACTACTCAAGAGCTATGGAATACTTATTCGCAGTCACCGGAAGGTCTAAATAGAATGAATGAAGAGCTAAAAGCTAGAGGTCATGCGCTTGACGAAATATTCCCAAAGGAAATAGATTATCTTAAAAAAGCGACAGAAGAGTCTAAGAAAGCTGCTCAAGGTGTAGCTGGTTCATATGAAGGTAATGTAGATGAAATGGTAGTAACACTAGAACACGAGCTTTTTGCAATTGATGAAATGCAGAAAAAGATACAAGAGCTAACAAGAAATAGAGACCTATTATTAGGAAAAAAAGCAGGTACAGTTAGTCAAGATGACTTTAATAATCAATTTGATTATCCAAAATATGGAGAGTTTGACATTTTAGCTTTTAACCAAGCTATAAAATCAGCACAAGATAGTAGAGATATACAAAAGACAATTTACGACCAGGCTTTTTCAACAGTCAAAACCTATGCTGATAACAAAAAGGCTCTACTAGAAAAAATGGCAGAGTATGAAAGGTTCTTAGATGATGAAGAAAGGAGAAGGAAGTTAGAGTTTGCTAAATCAGAGATATCTGTAGAGCAAGACAAGCAAGGTAAAATCCTGGCCGCTGAAATAAGTAGCCATGAGCAAAAGAAAAAAGCATTGCTAGAAGAGAAAAGATTGCAGGAGGAACTAACTGAGGCTCAAAACCAAAACGTACAAACAAATATAAATGCTACGGCAGTAGATAAGAAAATAGCTACACAAAATCGTAACGACCAAATGAAGATTATTAGTGCTCAATACAGCACTGATAGAGCTAAACTTGACGAGGAATATAGGCAAAGGTTGCTTAGTGCACAGGAAAAAATAGATAAGGATAGGGTTGACTCTGTAGCTATCGCTAATGAAAAAGTGTTCCGGAATGAGCAGCAAAGTCTAGAGAAAAGGCTTGAGGCTTACGATGTTTATATAGACAAGAAGCAGGAGCTACAAGATATTGAGTACGCTAGAGCAATTGAGCACGCCTACTTGAAAGCAGAAGGGCCAGTTCCTACAGCTGAACTAGAGGCCATCGAGTCTAACAAAGTTAAGCAGAAGGCAAGCATACAAGCTGATGTAGAGAACCAAGTGTACACTATAGTTAAGCAATCGTATGAAAGGCAGATGCACGCCTTAGAGCTAAAAATAAATCAAGAAGACCAGCTACAATTAAATGCTTATACTAAAGAATTAAAAGACCTTACTGACTCTTTCTTAAAGAAAGAAATTAGTTATAGGAAGTACAGAGAGAATATAACTAAGATTTCTAAACAGTATGGAACTAATGTATTGGTTGAAAGGTACGCTGACGAAGGTAAAGATTTAGGCGAACTTACTGGTTTTAGAGACCAGCAAATAACAAGCCTGGCCAAAGCAAGAACCAGTTTAGCTGCTGCACAGTCAAGATATGACTTAGCTGTAAAGGGCGGAAATAAAGAAAGCATACAGGAAGCTAAACAATTCTTAGATTCAGCGCAAGGCAAAGTTACAGGATTTGAGGATACAGTAGCTGCATCACAAAGTAAAATAGAAACTCTACAAAAGACTCATAACAAAACAGCTAATGAAATACAGCAATCAAGGATACTAACCGAGGAGGAAAAGGAAAAGGAAGCGGATAGGAAACGTAAGGAACGCCTACAGGCTATCAAGCAGATGGAGCAAGCCATTTACCAGGCTACAAAAGAAATCGTTGACCGCCGCTACGAGGAAAAAGCAAGAAGGCTACAGGAAGAAAACGATTTAATCCAAAAGAATTTAGAGCTACAACTTGCTGCTGTACAGAAATCTAGTTTGTCAGAGAAAGAAAAGAATGCTTTAGACGCACAGCTATCTGCCGAGAAGAATGAGCGTGATAGACAAGCTGCTGCCGAGCAGAAAAAGATTAAACACGACCAAGCTGTATTTGACAAGAAGTTAGCTTTAATGCACATAACATTTTCAACTGCAATAGCTGTAGCAGAACTAATCGGTACACCTTGGTTGGCTGTTGCTGCTGGTGTAGTTGGTGCTGCACAGTTCGCAACAGTAGCTTCACAAGAGATACCAAGCTACGCAGAAGGTACTAAGGGCCACAAAGGTGGCTGGGCCAGGTTTGGTGAGGCCGGTGCGGAAGTAGTCAAAGAACCGTACAGGTCGCCATACCTTGTCTACCAGGATACGATTGGTTATCTACCAAAGGGTACAGAGGTTATACCTATTGGAGATAGTCCTAACTTTGATGGCAGAGATAATACGTCATGGGAGCAAACTAAGTGGCTTGCTAAACAACTGAAACCTCAAAAAGAAAAGTCAAAGAATGTCAATATTATTAATATAGACTTAGGCTTTGAAAGTCATAAGCGTAAGATTTTAGGTTACTAATAAAAACAATCATTATGACAACTTTCATTACAGTAGTATTTGTCCTTATCGTTATAGGCGTTGTCCTATACCTGATTAACACGAAGGTTCCTATGGATGGAACAATCAAGACTATTATCAACGTAGTAGTCGTACTTGGAGTAATTGCCTGGCTTCTTAACTATCTTGGAGTATTAGCAAAGTAATGGATACTAAATATATATATACACTATTGTTTGACGAGAACCAAAAGTTCTTAACTGCTACGCAGAACGTCAATGGTGACTATATTATATCTAGGAATAACCAGCCAAATTATTTAACTTACAATCCTGCCAATGTCGCAAAGATAGCATTTGAACTTGCAACGAATAGAAAGTATAATAGCTTAGCCCGCTCTATATCATACCCCCTAGAATTCATTAAAGATGGCGCAGCTATACTACGGGAACTATACTTTAACGGCAAGGGGACTGAGGCCTACTGTGGTATTAAAATAATGAATTGGGATGGCTTTAGGCACTCGCTACTTTACGATGGCAGGATTGATTTTAATGCTAAGACCGAAGACCCTAAATCCGGCAAGTTTACTGTACCAATTGTAGACGACTCTGTGTGGTCTGACATTGCCAGGAATGATAGCGTCCAATACTCCATAGAGTGTAACGAATCTAATCCTGATGCTATCAAGGTTATGTTCGATGGCATAAACATGCGTGTTAAGTTTATCTATGAAACTGTAAGGGGAACCTATAGGATATCGTTCAAGGACTTTGACGAAGCAGAGCCTAATGGTACACAGCATAGTGCATGGATGATGCCATTGGTTAAGATTGACACAGAGGGAGATAGTGTTGGCATAATAACTAAGGATAACATTGAAATGTTTTCCATTACTAGCGGAGTGCCGCTAAGGAAAAAAGAGTGGGTTATAAAAAATCAAAACAACGTATCTAATATAGACATAGCAGGAGTTTTTACTTTCTCATGGAAGGAGTCACGTCCTAGCTATATTGATTTAAAAGTACATGGACAGTATAGTGATAGTGAAGATGCTCAATGGGTAAGAGCAGTAGGAAGATTAGACCAATCTGAATTTCCACAACCTGATGTACAGTATAGCATACCATTTACTTTCCATGAGTATGCAGCCTACCCTGGGGTAGAATACAGTCTTATAATAACTACATTAGCTTTACATGAGTATATTAACGATGATAAGAAATCTTATCTAACTATATACCCAACAAAAGTAACATTTAGTTCCATAACTAGAGTTGAACAGAGAATTATATATGCCATCAGGCCGTTAGACCTTATCAAACAACTTGTACAGAAAGCTACTGATGGGAAAAGAACTATCAGTAGTTCTTTCTTTACTACCAACAATAAACAAGTAGTCACATGCGGTGATGCTATCAGAGGCTTTGACAATGCGAAGATATATACCTCTATAGAGGATTTCTTCAAGACGTACAACAGCTTATTCTACATGGCATTAAGGAGCGTAGCCGGACAGCTTCAAATGGAACTGGCTACAGAGGTTTACCGCCAGGACAGCCAGTTGTTTGACATTGGAGAGTGTATAGACCTCAAGCTAAATACAGCAGAGGACTGGATTGTGAATGAAGTCCAGGTAGGCTCACCAAAGGTAGACATGCGTCACCCTGATGGTAGACTGGAATTCAATTCAACTAACACATTCTCATTGCCTATCAAGAACAGCGATGGCAAATATGAGATTATAACAAAGTATAGAACTGGATGCTATGATATAACTTTTTTATTGTTAGACTATGTTCAAGGCTCCACTAAGGACAACACTGGTGATAAGACTTGCTACGTCTTAGACATTACTGATGTACAAGGTGGAGGCTCTGACATAGTCGAAAACTTCGAGGAGTTTACTGTAAACAATAATCCTTTAGCTCCATACATAAGTTCCCCTAACCAAGACGATATAATTACTAATGATAAGCCTACGATAAAAGGTGTTGCTCCGGTAGGCAGCACAGTAAACATATATGCTGATGGAGTATTAGATGGTAGCACATTACCTGATAGCGTAGGCAATTGGTCTTATACACTAATTAATCCACTATCATCCTATGAAGAAGGTATTCCAACGGCTACGGGACAGCATCTTATTCAAGCCAGCTTTACTGATTTGGCTGCCACTACTTCTAATCTTAACATTGTTATTGATACTAATATATCAACGGAAATACGGATAATATATCCTGCTACTGGAGATACATTATACAATAATCAATTCTTAATTAAAGGAGTAGCACAAGCTGGTACAGCATTTACGCTAACGCTGGATGGAATATTCAGTGCTCCTATAGTTGCAGATGGTTCATGCACATGGGAGTACAAGCTAAACGCTCCATTGAATAATGCCAATCATACTCTACAGGCTGGTACACATACAATAGTATTTACAGTAAATAACAGAGTAGAACATCCTATTATAACATATATAGGCCAAGAACTAAATGCCGGTGTACCATTAATAGATAATACTCCATTGGTTATGGGTGTAGCTATGCCAGGAACTGTCGTGGAATTATTCCTTAACTACGACTCCCATTCGATTGGTTCTGCCATAGCCGACTCGCTTGGGAACTGGACTTTCCAGACAGTTCCGTTTAGCTATCCTGATGTAGCAACTGGAGTACCAGTTATGATAGTTCCTATCAGAAATGGGGATAACATAATGTCTACCAGCATGAGGATTGAGACTGTAGAAATAGGTATAACTGGTTTCATGCTAAACAGGCCACCTTACTCTGTCATAACAGGAGTAGAGGATAACACAGTATTCAACGTAGAGCTATCCCCAAAAAGAATGTTGCAGCATCATTATCCATACTTAGCAAGTGTAATGGATAAGCTACCACAGGAAGTCATAGAGTTCCAGACTGCCGACAAGAACCCTAACCTGGCCACAGTGCTGGATGGTGTAGCTACAATTGAAAGGGCTGACGTTCCTACTTCTTCTTTGGGGGAACCGCTGTTTAGATTGGAAAAGGCTATTGTTAAGACTCCTACAAGAATACCATTTGACAAGGCTCTAGCCTTATTTAATAATGGTGGAGTTATACGAGCTACATATAGAGGTGCAGAACTATTCTTCCTGCCTGTTGGTAGCATGAAGATGGAGACTATAACAAGTGCAGTCCAAGACTGGACGCTTATATTCTCGCCTATGACTCCGTTCTCTACATTAATTAATCTATACAAGGATGGCACAACCATTAACATCATGGCAAACTCATTGTTTCATTCGGACTATAATAGCCTCCACTTTGTATCTTACGATTTCAAGGATATAAAAAGCTATAACTTCAAGACAATCTACAGCGATTGGTTTGAGAATAGGAATGAAGCGTGGATGTATAATCCACACTATATGCAGAAGTACCAAAAGACAGAAACTATAAGAGACCAAATCATTAGCAATGGTGCTGGCGATTTGAAGCTACATATATTCAGATGCGAAACAGCTATGCTGGTTGGGACTATACCTTATTCTCCAGTTGACCCTAATCCTACTCCTGCTCCATACATAGTATTTGAAGCTGCAATCGACCTGTCTACATTGCCCGAAGACCAGTACTTTTTTGTAATTGAAGCTAACGGTAAGTACTGTGCTATATCAGAGCGAATACACGTTATGGACAAATGGCTTGGCACTATACTCATTGAGTCTACCAACTCAATCAATAAGACTACATTCTTTTACTCCACAGGTATTAGAACTGTGCTAAGGTTGGAAGGATTGGTTAAGAAGATACAGCCTAACATCTTCACAGATGTATCTGTAGACGAAAGTGGTGGTAGCACATTGTTATACTCTACAACAAATAAGAAAAGGACTATACGTTTCGGTACAGCTTACGGTTTGCCAGACTACCTATATATAAAGGTAGCCAATGCTATTATCAATGACGCTTGGACTTGCGAAGGTGTCAAGTATACTATAGAAGATGGCGAAAAGATAGACGCAGCAAGCGAAACTGACGGCCATCCATTGTACTACTATAATGTAAGAGTTCTGGTAGCACTTAACGAGAATGGAGCTACATTCGTAACTGAAACACTTAGAGAAGATAACAGCGTAGTCCTTGTTGTGGATGCAGAAGCTATGGGAATACCTCTACCATCATTAACTGATATTGGTCTACAAAACGAATAACAATGACAACTTTTACTAAAGAAGTAACTGGACTAGTAACTACAGTCCACAATGGAGAGACATTCTCCGAGTATCCTGAAAAGTATAAAGTATCTATAGATGATTATAATGATATAGGTTTTATTTGCACTATAGATGTAAACAGAAAAGTATTTGGAATAGTCCCTATGGCTGATTCTAAGTTTGGAGCAACTACTCCTACTACAAGGGCGCAACTTGAAGGTTTTATAAACCAATTTTTCTATAAATAATATGCCAACATTAGTATTAAACGCATATTCGATAGCATATCCTCTTATAACTAATCGTATAAGGGCATCCATATACTATCAGAAAACTCCAGCGGCAATAGTATCCAGTATAATAGATACTACCATAGGCCATCCAGAAAAGGTATGGACATTCTCCGGTTTGCCTAGAGAGAACTATGGGTTCTTACTGGAGGAGATTAATAGCACAGGTGCTGCCGTCAGGAACTTAGCTAAGTTTGATGTAGTACCAGGAGAACTGGAAGGTTCGCTAAACAGGGCTGACGAGCAGTTCACAGTAGACGTTACACCTGGCGTAGTATCCGGTGTGAACACACTTTTATTTAATGGAGTAGCAGGCATACCAAACTACATTGGATGGGATATAGTTCCTTCTCAACTAAATGGTAGAGGGATACTATCCAAGCGTCTTGACTATACTTGGAACAAGACAACCGGAGAACTAAAGCTGGTGCAGGCCGATGATGTGTTCGAGGCTATGACAGACTGGAACATACACTTTGTTCCAGTTAGCCAACCAGCAGGTAACAGCTACCCTTCTATAAACGACTTCCAGATTAGTGTTAAGACAGCAAACTATATTGCAACGGCAGATGATTTTGGTAGCAAGATTATATGTGAACCTGTTAGCGGGTACATGGAGCTAAAGCTGCCTGATATAGCGCTGGTTCCTCAAGGAAGAAAACTGATGATAGAGGTGCAGGCTAATTATGATTGCAGCGTTAAGCTAGTAACATTTGGCCCTGAACCTATTAAGTTTGGAAAAGGTACTCTTATAGCATTAAGGAATGAAAGGTTTTCTGTCTATAAGTATCTAAGAGGAGCCGCACCCGAATGGAGAATAGACGACCAGTACGGCAACTTTATTCTTTGCGGGACTATCATATCCACAGACTCTATTCAATTCGACACGCTAAATGCTAGGCTTTTGGATGGTTCTTCTCTAAGCAAGTTTACATACGCAAGGCTATATGATTATGTTCTGACCTTACCTGCTGCCCAGGTAGTAAACTTTGACGACTGGACTACCAACAAGACATATTATTCATACGCTAATTCATTGTCAGGTGGAAGTGTAAATCTATTCAGGATACCAGATAGGCGTGGCCTGTTTGAGCGTAGTATTATTGCAGGTAAAGCTGGTGACTATGTAAATGATAGTCTAAAGTCACATGCTCATAATTTTCCTGCTGACGATAATGTAGAGAACTGGAACCAAGACCCTACGGCTTGGATTCCACGTTTAGCATCAACTACTCGCAGGGGTGGTGACTTTGACTATAACAACAGCGAGCTAGGCCATAAAATATATTTGACAGGAGATACAGGAGGTTCAGAAACACAGCCTAAACATTATTTAATTAATAGATACGTATTGCTATGAGCATATACAATCCAGCAGCACCAGCAGTCTATGGACACAAGTTCAATAGGATAAAACCTGAACAGGTGCTACATGTGCCGGAAGGAAATACGGCACCTAATACTACTGATACCTCTCCACAGCTAAGAGTAATTCATGGACAGTTAAGTCTATACCTTGAAGGCGAATGGATTAATATTGGTGGAGCAGAAACGCCTAATGTTAGGAACGGTGTTCAGATAGATGGAGAGGGCTATATAACCTGGGGTGGCGATGTTAATGCAGATGTGACATTGAAACTAGCGCAGGACAAGCAGTTTAAGATGTACATGAATGATGGTACTATAAATGGTACTAGCATAACAATGGCTCTTAGCTATGCTCAACTTCAAGGTTCAGGAAATGCAGGGTCTATAAATTATGATAGTACTGTTAATGCTACTATGTATCAAGGATATATAAGAACTACAGTTACAAACACAAGCAATGTAGTACAAGCTATATCAAATATATTTTCAAGTGGATATACAGCCTACATGGACGTTGCTACGAGTGTTTTATCTACTGTTCCTAAGATGAGATTTGAAGTAGGAGGAAACTACTTTACATTTAAGAGGATGCGCGTATCTGACGATAGCGAACAGCCTATGGAAATGTATTTCAAGAATTTAGTTACTGGTACTGCAACAAAAATATTACACTACAATCCAACTACCGGACAGGTTACAGCAGGTGACCCGCCTACAGGTGGTGGAGTAATGACAGCGTCTAATGGCTTAACGCTATCTGGAACCGATGTTAAATGGGGTGGAACGCTAACTGGTAATACCACTATCAATGCTGGAAATTTTACTACAACAATAAACAGTACAACAACTGCTTCCTCTGTAATGACAATTACTGGTAGTCAAGCCAGTTCAAATGTGTTATATCTTAGCACTACCAATGGACTTAATACATATGTTCTAGGAGTGAATGCTAACTTTGGTGGAGGCATCAGTATATCTGCAACTAACGCAACAAGATACGCATTAGACGCAAGCAACCTTTCAGGTGTAGCAATATACGCAAGGACTCAAACTAGCGGAGCAGGCTCTGCCAGGAATGTACTTGAATTAGTTAATCAGGCCAGCGGTTCAGTTAGTACTGCCGTTGCACCTGGGTTAGCATTCAAAATGAATGTTACTAGTGGAGAGATTGTAGAGAATGGCAAGATATATGTACAGTATGTTTCCAATGTTACACTAGCTGCTAGAGATAGCAAGATGGTGTTCTCTATATACAATGCCGGTGCAGAAATAACAGCAATGACGCTACTTAATACCGGCAAGCTACAGCTACACAAATATGGTATAAATACTTTTGCCGGAACAGCGGCATTTGGATTAGGCGTAGATGCTTCCGGTAATGTAGTTGAAACAGCAGCAGGTGGAGCTACTGCAACTGCATCTAATGGTTTGACTAAAGTAGTTAATGATATACAATTAGGTGGAACACTTACAGCAGCTACTGTAATAAATCAATCATCTACATTTGGATTGAAGTTATTGAGTTCAGCTATGACAGCAAATGCACTTCATTTGGAATCTTCTATACCAAGTGGTTTACAAGTTTTATATGTTAAGAATAGTTCTGCTACTGGTGGATATGGAATGAGGGTTGATATGGCTGGTAGTAGCGGTGGCGCAGCTATAATTGTAAGTTATCCATCCACAACAGGAACTAACATTGGTATAAGTGCAACTGCTACAGCCATAGCTGTTCAAGCGGTTTGTTCTGCTGGTAGTGCATCTAATAATTCTGCCGTATCTGCCAATAATCAATCTACTGTTCAAGGATTTGGTGTATATGCCATTGGTGGAATGATAGCATCGAAAGGACTTATTAGTGGAGCAAATTCAGGAACAACTAGAATAGCAGGTAGCTTTGAAACACAGTCAAGTACAGAAAGCAATACTATACATACTGCATTGGAGATAGTTCATTCAACAAGTGGAACACAATCATTAGCAGGATTTGGAGTAGGTATGAACTTTGCATATATGTATCCTGGTACTAATACTAATAAGAATAATGCTAGAATACAATCAAAATTTGAAACAGTAAATGGTATAAATTCTGGAACAACATTAGATTTTCTTGTAAATCTAGATGGAACTAACGCATTGGCAACAACACTTACTCTACTTAGTAATGGTCAGGCAAAGCTAAACAAATACGGTATCAACACATTTGCAGGGACGCCAGCTTATTCTTTGGGGGTAGACGCTTTGGGTAATCTAGTTGAGTATGTCTATGCAGCCGGTGGCGGTGGCGGACAAACAGAAGTTTTCAACTGGAAGTACCAAACTAATACATCACCAGCAGACCCTGGCAATGGCTTCTTTAGAGGAAATAATGCAACAGCATCATCAGTTACTAATCTATATATAGATGAATTAACTACTGAAATAATTTATGATATTTCGGCATTGTTTGGCAAGATGAAGGGTGATTGGCTAATACATATACAGCAATTTAATGACGCTAATAGATTTATACAATTCAATCTGAATGGAGACCCTATAGATAATGGAGGTTACTGGACTCTACCAGTATCATTTATCCAGGCTAGCGGTTCGCCTCTGCTAAATCTAGAAAGATGCTCATTTGTATTTGTCAATCAGAATGTTGCTCCGACTATAACAGGTAATATATACACACAGGATGGAACTATAACAAGCCCAACTAGGTCTGTAAATCTGGATGGAAAGGCTTTAGTATTTGATTGGCTAGGTGACGGTGTTAGTACAATGTCACTTAATACAGCAGGGCCTAATCCTACAATGCAAATATTGCTTGTTAATGGCACTAATAATAGTGGCTTTGTAATGTACCCTGACGGCTACCAAATTACAACAACAAATGGAACTAATACAAGTGCAATTATACTAGCACCTACAGGAACCACAATCAACTGTGGTAACGGAACTGATGTTGCTACTATATATTTAGCTGGAAATGGAGATATGATATTAAATGCTCCTAATGTAAATCTTAGTGTTCCAGGGCTATTTGAATTAAACGCTGGTACTATATGGATGGCAGGAGCTACCGGCCCAGGTTATGTGCTTACAGATGTAGCCGGTGATGGAATACTTAGCCTACAGGCTCCTACTGGTGGAGGCGGTGGAGTTAGTACAGGCAATAGAGCATACTATGTTTCTCCGTCAGGCGATGATGCTAATGATGGTCTATCTCCACTTACAGCATGGAAGACTATTGCTAAGGTAAACTCGTTCACATTCGCAGGAGGGGATACTATTCTTTTTGAGGGAGGAAAGGTATTTAATGATGCTATACTACATTGTAAAAGCGGAACTGCCGGCAATAGAATTACATATGGAAGCTACGGTGGAAGCAGAGCAACTATTCAATCTAATAACGCATACTGCATAACAATTGACGATGTAAGCTATGTTGTTGTAAGAGATTTAATAGTACAAGGAACAAATCAAGTAGAGGAATATTGGGGGCCGGATGGTGTTAGTATAGGTGTTGGGTATGGTTCAAGTACTACTATTGCCTGCACAGATATAAACTTAATAAATCTAAAAATAAATGGATACGCTGGTGGCAGTGGTATAGGAATTTGGAGTTATGCTGCAACGTCTACAATATCAAATATACTAATAGAAGGTTGCGAAATTTCAGGATGCTGTAATGGGATATGGGCGACTTTAGCAGAGACTGGAAATACTAATACATATACTGGAATAACAGTAAGGAATTGTAAAGCCTATAATAACTTCGGTGTATATAATTATTCAGATAATTGGAGTGGCTCGGGTATAGTACTAGCAGGGTGTAACAATTCTCTTATTGAGGAATGCGAAGCCTATGGTAATGGATGGAGTAATGGTAGCGGCTTTGGTGGCCCTCATGGTATATGGATGGCAGAGTGTTCTAATTGTGTTATTAGAAACTGTGAGTCACATCATAACGGTACTGGAACAGTAGGAGCTAGAAGATTAGATGGTGGCGGATTTGACATAGATGGTGGATGCCAAAACTGTGTTGTTGAATATTGCTACAGTCACGACAATGCTGGTTGTGGCTATGCTCTGTTTGAATACGGTTCTCCTAGAGCAGCTTTTACTGGTAATGTTATTAGGTATTGTATATCGGTAGCTGACTGTAGATTATCAGCAATGGGTGGTATTTCTATATGGACAGTAGAAGCTGGATTTACTAATAATAGAATACATAACAACTTGGTTATTATTGATAGCAATAAGATTGTAGCTGGTACTGTTTCTGCTGTGAAATTTATGGGTGGAACCTACAATACTTTAAATATAGTAAACAACATTTTTATTGTGGATGGCTCTGGAATAACTCTAACTATCGGTACTGTTGGAGGTACTTGGGCAAACAATATAACATATGCTACCAATGGCGCTACTCTTAATTACGCTACAGGTTGTACTGTGGCTAATCCTCTACTTGTTAATCATGCTATGGAACCGCCAACAGTAGGAGCATATGCACAAAAAGGAGTTAGAGGTTCTGCCTGGAATTATCAGTTATCTGCAAATTCTCCAGCTATAAATTCAGGAACAAGTACTATATCTGGATATACATTTCCAACTAAAGATTTTTGGGGATTAGAAGCTACAGGTACTAGTGCTGGAACTAGAAATATAGGCCCTCATGAATTGCTAATACCATCTTAAAATGCTAACAGATTATAAACAAATACTATTTGTTCCCGACACAGCGGCATTAGCCTCAAAAAGAAAAGAGGATGCCTTGCAGATATTAGTGTTCAATGTAGGAACATTCGAGTGGTCTACTACTGGCCCTGCTAATGGTTCAACTATCTTTGCAGCGTCCGGTTCTGGCTATTGGACTAGGAAAGTAAATGGCTCTCCGGCAACCGGTGGCCAGGCATCTATACAGTTCAAGGATGAAGGTACTAATATAGGTACAGCAGGTGCTATAACAGAGATTAACTATACTGGAGCAGGTATATCGGCTAGTGTTACAGGTACAGTACTAACTGTAAATGTGACAGGTGGCGGAGGTGGAGGTGGAGGTGCTAATGAAAGTAAAGGTATAGTTCTGGACGGTCAAGGTTCAGTAATTATAGCATCTAATACATCATATGGATATAGTATAATCCCATATGCAGCTACTTTAACTGGATGGGACGTACAGGCAGATGTATCAGGTAGTATATTATTTGACATAAAGATTGGTGGAACATCTATAATAGGAGCAGGTAATAAACCAACATTAGTTTCTCAACAAACTAATGCAGAAGCTGCTTCTGGATGGACTGATACAGCAATAGCTGAAGATGATAAGATTGAATATATAGCTGTATCGGCTACAACTGTAACAAGAGTAACATTAACTTTATTTTTAACTAGAGTATAATGGCAAATAGATATTGGGTAGGTGGCGGAAGTAGCACTAACTGGGCTGCAACAAGTAATACAAATTGGGCAACTACATCAGGTGGTGCTAATAATGCAAGTGTTCCTACAAGTGCCGATGCAGTAATATTTGACGGAGTTGGAGCATTTGCTAATGGCACTAGTGTAATTGGAGCTATCATAACTGTATTATCTGTTACTATAACATCAGGATTTACTGGTACTATAAATCATAGTCAAGCATTAACTATAGCAGGAAATTTGACTCTTGGAGCAAACTATACAATTACTGGTGCAGGAAATATAAGTATTAGTGCTAATGCAGTATTAACTTCAAATGGTAAAACGTGGCCTAATGCTTTATCCCTTACTGGTGGTACAACAAAAACATTTGCGGATAGCTGGAATATATTAGGTTCATTTAATGTTGCTACTCCTTCAACTGTTACAATAAATTCAGTATTAACATCAGCTACAATATCTACTACATCTACAACAGCAGCTACTTTTACAGGTACTGCTGGATGGATATGTACAGCTTTTGGAGCAAACCAAACAGCAGCAGCTACAATAACATTACAAGATGGAATAGAATATATTATTAATGGTTCTTTAGCATCATCTGCAAGCAGAGTAGGAACTCCAGTTTTATTTACTTCTAGTAGTGCAACATTAAAAGCTAAGATAACATTAGATGAAGCAGCAACTTGTACAACTAATGCTTTCTTCACAAGAATAGATGCTAGTGGTGGTAGACCAATAAATACATGGAATGGTACAGTGACAGATTGTATAAACGTCAATAGATTTACAGATACAGTTGTTAAAACTACAGCATATACTTTTTAAACTAATTTATGGAAAAAAAGACACTAACACTCTCAGAAGTCCTCAAGTTAAATGAAGAATTAGATGGTCTAATCAAAGAAAGATTGCCAGTCTATGTTAAGTTTTGGGTACACAAGCTAAAGAAAAGTATTATGCCGGACGTAGACTCAGCGCAGGTTAGCCAGAAAGAACTGTTCGACAAGTATGGCTATCAAGAAAATGGCCTGTTTAAAATTAAAACCGATGGAGAAGGATATAAAATCTACATGGAAGAGACTGACAAGATGATGAAGCAACCTATAGAGATTGAGTATAATCCTTTTAAGATTTCCTCAATAGAAAATATTGAAACAAATGTTCCCTTAGACATATTTTTTAAACTAGTAACAGAATAGAGTATTTATATTTTTTCATTTTTTAAACAAACAAGTATGGAACCGTACAAAGCTATTATCGTTCCGTTAGATGAACCTCCGGTGCTACCGCCAGGAGCAGGTGGAGAGCCTCCACGTCCAGACAACAGTCTACCGCTATTTCCTTTTCATCCAATCGTAGTCCCTCCAGGTGGTACATGGCCAGGAGAGCCACCTCCTATAGGTGGTGGTGGAACAGACCCGTATCCTGACAATACGCTACCCGGCGACCTACCAGGTAGCGGTGGTGGTGGAGAACAGCCGCCTAGGCCGGACATTGATTTGCCATTGTTCCCATTCCATCCTATCGTAGTACCTCCAGGTGGAAATTGGCCAAGCCAGCCGCCTACAGGTGGTGCGCCTAGGCCGGAGCATCCAATTTACTATCCGCCAGGAACCGAGCCACCAGTAGAGCCGCCTACAACCGAGCCTCCGTATCCTGACAATACGCTACCTGGCGAGTTGCCTGGTGGTGGTCAACCGCCTATTCCTCCTACAGGTGGTGGTAGCGGCAACAGACCTAGCCATCCTATCAACCTTCCTCCTAACGACAGCGGATACTGGATATTCGTGTACGTCTATGGACTTGGTTGGGTATGGGTAGCTGTGCCTCCACAGAGGTCAGTTAAAGTAGCTAAGAAGTAACCTTTAAAATTAAGTAGTCAAGGTATCGGGCCTTGACTACTTTCTAAATTTAACAAATGATAAAAATCAACGGATGGGCTACACAAAATGGTGGTACTACCGGAGGCAAAGGTGGAACTACTGTAACCGTTTCCAACGAAAATGATTTTCTAAATGCCATAAAAGGAACTGACCCTAAAATAATTTATGTAAAAGGTAAATTTGAAATTGGCTATGCGATGGTAGGTTCAAACAAGACGATAGTAGGTCTTGGCTATGATGCTGCTACGATAGGCTGCATTAGATTAGAAGGGTCTAAGAATGTTATCATCAAGAATATTAGCTGTAGCAATCCTGGCGGCGATGGTATAGCTGCTGCTGGAGCTACAAACTTTTTCATTAGTCATTGCACGCCTAACAACTGTGCTGACGGTTGTATAGACATAACCAAAGGCTCTGACTACTACACAGTCGAGTGGTGCAAGTTCTTTTACGACAAGGACTTAGGCCACAACTTCCCGAACCTTGTAGGTAGTAGCGATACTGACCCTGACCAAGGAAAGCTAAAGGGAACATTCCATCACAACTACTACTGGAAGTATTGCACAGACCGTATGCCTAGAGTTAGGTTTGGTCGTGAGCATGTATATAATAACTACTATGACCCTGCTGTAGACCAAAAGGTTAGTGCCTTGATAACAGCAGCTATCGGGTCAGAGGTATTAGCCGAGAATAATCATTTCGAGTCAGGAGATGATGCCTTTGAGATTAGAGAAGATGGAAAGTTAGCAGGCAGAGGTAGCACATATGGGTCTAAGTACATTGGCGACAGGGGAAATGGAAATGTTAGTACTGTGTTTATTCCTCCATATCCTTATAGCCTGCAAGACGCATCTACCCTGGGTGCTACTGTGAGAGTGACAGCAGGAGTAGACGGTGACAGCGACCTGACAGAAGATGGAGGTAGCACAGAGCCACCAATCCCGCCTAACCCAGGTACAACGCTTAAGGTTAGTGCCGGCGATGATATCATCGTAGACATGCCAAAGGATTTCACCAGCTTTACTGTAGCCATTACAGGATTAGCGAATGGCTCTTACACAGGCAAAGTAGTCATAACCGGCAATGGCCAGGAAGTCCAGGACACGATGACTATATTGGTACGAGATACAACTACTCCACCGATACCGCCACCATCCCTTAGCCCAATCGAGGAGTTCGTGCTAATCAATGCCGGAACTGACAGGGACGTAGCTTTTCTTCTTGAGGGAAATAGCTACTCCATTGCAGAGTTTGGGCCGAAACTAAACATCAGGGCTAATGCAACCGGAGCGGCATCCAAAGTTAAGTTTGTGCTAACAGGTGCTGAAAACAAAATCTATACTGACAATACAAGGCCGTTCGCATTGCATGGCAATAGCGGAACCAACTACTTTTATGGTACATGGAACCCGCCACCTAAAGGACAGATGAAGCTTGTGGCTATACCATATGACAGTGCAGGAGCGGAGCTACCCTCAAAAGAAATAAACTTCACCTTCATAGCATGAAAGAAGCGTTTATTTTAATGATTGTAGTTGTTGCCATAATGATAGCCGCTGCCGCCGACCAAGATTATGATAGTGACGAATAACTAACTAATGACAGTTTGTACTCTGTCTGTTGTTGGTGGGCCTGGCTAACTAGTTTAGCTGGGCTTTTTTGTCCCTGCCGGATAATAAGCTATAATAAGGTAACAGGCGTGCGTACAAAAATTTTCTGACATAACCAAATATAGTTATCCACAACTTATCCACATTTGTACTGTTAACGTCTTTTAACATCTTGTTAACAGTTAATTGCATACCTTTACCATTCACCGAAAAGTATTTAGACATGGCTACGACTATAGACCTGGAAAAAGATATACACGAGCTAAAACAAAAGCTGGTTACAGGCACGACTAACAACCAAGAAGTTAAAGAGGCTATCAAAAAGCTGGAAGAAAAGAAAAGTAGAGTGTACATTCAAGAATGGCTAGCACAATAACTAAAACTATGGAAAAGGTAAAGGAACTTGTAGAGCAAGGCGTCATTACAATAGACGAGATAATAGAGTACTTAAACTCTATTGATGGTTATGAAGTTATAGACCATTGGAACGAATAAATCTAAAACCAAACAATATGACAGAAGAAAAGCTACAAGAATTAATGATGCTAGACAAGTGCATCAAGCAGCTAGAAGTTGACAGGAGAATGTGGCAACAAGCTACAGAATTCAGGTCTATTACTTTAACAACTGGAAATTTTAGCAGAGAGCTAAACTATCCGTTCTTTGAAGATTTTGAAGCACTAAGGTCTATGGCTCTTGAGTACATTGACGACAGGCTAAGAGACTTACGTTACCAATTTGATTCACTATAAAAACCAAAGGAAACCATGAATGACGATTTCGAATTAGTCGAAGCGGTCGAGGTAGGCACCAACAACATGCAAGTCTACCAGCAGGACAAGGCTACCATTGACATGCAGATATCTACTGCAAAGCGGTGGCCGAGAAACATTAAGAAAGTTGTAGACAATTGCGTTGCCATCATTAGCCTGGATGCCGAGTTCGCAGACGATTGTACCTACACGCTAAAGAAAGGTGGCAAAGTTATTGCCGGCCCATCAGTCTACCTGGCAAGGCTTATCTGTCAGCAGATGGGAAACATTAGAGCAGAGAACAGGGTAGTCGGCTACAGCGACACACACGTTACAGTTGAAGCTACCTGCTTTGACCTTGAAACCAACTTCGCTATGAGGACACAGATTAAGAAGTCCATTGTCGGTAGCTCAGGCAAGTATAGCGAGGATATGCAGGTCATTACTGGCAATGCTGCCAATGCTATTGCTTTGAGGAACGCTATTTTTGCAGTTGTACCACAGGCTATAACCAAGAAGGTTTATGATGCTGCAAAGAAAGCTATTGCCGGTGACTTGAGTGACTCCACCAAGCTAATGGCAAAGCGTACCAAGCTGTTTGAATATCTAATCGGTGCCTATGGTATAACCGAAATGGAAATCCTGAAATCAGTAGGCAAAGCTACTGCTGACCACATTACACCTGATGATATCGTAGCCATCATTGGTTATGACAAGTCTATCAAGGAGGGTGAAATGAAGGTAGCCGATATCTTCCGGACGGATACTCTAAACGTCCGTTTCATCAACAAGCCTAAGACTCCTGAACTTGACAGGCTTAAAGCATTAATTGCTAATGCCAAGAAGGTTGAAGACCTTACTAAACTGCAATCATTTGTAGTAAATTATCCCGAAGTTACAGAACAGTTTGACAAAAAATTTAACGAACTAAAAATTCAAAATCCAGATGGACAAGTATAGCTGGTTTGAAAACCACGAAGGAGAGCTATCATATAGTATTGAACACAATGAAGATGATGTTACAACTATGATAGCTGTAACTGATACAGCAGAAAAGGCAGATTTTATTGCTAAGGCATGCAACCATTTTAGTGAAACAATAAACAAAGAAACCAAATAAGTTATGGCAATTACACCGAAAAAACTATCGAAAGCGGGCTACATAGTCCTGAAAAATGGCAAGATTAAAGGCAAGAATGTACAATACATGAAGCCTGTATTAGACACCGGAGGATTTTATTCTGCTAGCTTTGCATTAGGAAGAGGAGGCGACAGGACTAAAGATTACTTCCATCGTGTTGTAGCAAAAGTCTACGTTCCGAACCCTGAAAAGCTACGCAGGGTAACGCATATTAATGGTGACAAATCTGATAACCGTGCTATAAACTTAAGGTGGATATGATAGACAACTTCGATAACTACTTATTCCGTGCCCATGCCGTAGGCAAGATAATGACAGACCCGAAAGGAAAGCATCCTAAGATAGCCGCAGAAGAGGCTAGGGAAGTATTCAGAAAGAAACTGTACACATACCAGGAAACTAAGAACAAAGAGACAGAGACAGCTAAGAAGCTATTGAAATCAATGGACGCTCTGTCTGCAAAGATAGACAAATTCGATGCGCTGGCAGACCAGCCCTGGCTATCAGGTACTTGCAAGGCACATCTGGCTAACCTGTTCGTTGCTGCTGTCTATGACAGGCATGAGGATTTCTTCAACAAGTATATGACTAAGGGTCTAATGGTGGAGGAGGATGTGATTACACAGTATTGCCTATTGACTAGCAACATGGCTGTAAAGAACACAGTCCGTCTAAAGAATGAATTTGTTGAAGGAGAGAATGATTTTATGATAGACGATGTGGTTCTGGATGCCAAAGCCAAGTGGTCTATCTTCCAGTTTACAAGGGACAGGGTTGTACCAATAGACCCGATATACCACTGGCAGTTGGACTGCTATATGTGGTTGTTCAACAAGCCAAAAGCCAGGCTTGTGCAGGGTTTAGTTAACACACCGGAAAAGCTAATCCTCAAAGAAGAAAAGGAATTGTTGTATAAGTTCATAGGCACAGAAGAGGACTATAAGGCAGCGTGCGCAGAGCTAAGAAGAAACCATACCTATGATGATATTCCGCTTGACAAGAAAATGAACTGGATAGATGTCAAGCGTAGCGACGAAAGGATTGAGCTAATAAAAGCAAGGGTAACCGAGTGCCGAAATTATATGAATGGCCTATTAACTAACAATTTAAAACTAACCTTCGAGGAGGACACAGAAGATGAGACTTAAAGTAGACGGCGATTTTATCTACGCCGAAGATGGGACAATAGTTGCTGTGGTCACCGACCATTGCAGCGACGAGCTAAAGCGGGAGATAGAGTTTGGCTCCGAGGCATTGCCTATTGTCAGGGAGTTTATCTCCAACACCAATAGCGGTTCGCTACGGCCCAGGACAACAGTAAAACGGTTTGAAACTTTACTAAACAAATACGAGCTAACAACATGACAGAACACATTGAACAGATGCTAAAGGACGGTGTAATATGGGAACATACTAAGGTTGGCACCGTAGACTTTATACACGCAGACAACATGCCATTCCTTAGATGGTGCAAGGAGAACATGCTATGGAAGTACTTCCACGTTGTCATAGCCGACCCGCCGTATGGTATAGATGTTACTAATATGAACATGGGTACTGACAAGAAGATGCGTGAAGCATTAGAGGCTAAGTACGAAATGGGAGATTGGGACGGAGAGATACCAACTAAAGAATACTTTGAACTCCTTGACTACGTAGCAAGGCAGCAGATTATATGGGGTGCCAACTACTTCACCGAACACCTGTCATGGTCTGGCCGTAGCTTTTGTGTGTGGGACAAGATGCTAAGTTATACAGCGTTCTCCCATGCTGAATTAGCACTGACAACCTACGATCAAAACGCTGTGATTGTACCCTATGCCAGGGGAAGACTTGAGAAGCAGGACGAAGGCCGTAGACACCGGACACAGAAGCCAGTCTACCTGTATGACTACCTGCACCTGACGTATGTGCAGAAAGGTCAGAGGATATTAGACACTCATGGTGGTTCGTTCAGTCATGCCATAGCTGCTATCAAGAACGGAAATCATTTAATCATAATGGACAAGCAGAAAAGCTACTATGATGCCGGTATTGCTGCTGCTAAAGAAACTTTAAAAACGCCGAGGTTGGCATTCTAAACATGGACAAACGGTTTGTACGATTTAAAGTTGCTATTGAAATCCTTGAAGATAAGCTAATGTTTATGAAGATATTAGAAATGGAATGTAAGAAGTACGGAATAGATGTAGACAAACCATATACTTATGACATTGGTTTCACCGGCAATGACTATATAATGAATACAAGAACCATAGTCGTAATACAATAACATGGAAACATACTATTTTACGTTCACGCACAAGCAGGAGACAGTAGACGGTCTTCCTATGCATGGCAGATGGGTCAGGGTGATAGCTAAAAGCTTTCCAGATGCCCGTAGACACTTTGTCCTTCACTTTTCTTCTTTGAGGATGCCTACTCCAATGAGTTTCGCTATGCAATATGACGAGACAAGGTTCCAGCCTAAGTATTATCCGGACGGAGAGCTAATGTGCATAAAACAGGAGGAGGAATAATGGAAAGACAGAAGTATATATTCTACCTGGCAATTGCTGCCGCAGCCTTGTTTGTTGCAGCATCTTTAGTACAAATAATGATTTATTACAATGAATATAGATAGAGGAAACAAAATTGCATTGATACTTGCGATAGTATCCGTTATAGTATCTTTAATTGCAGTAATAATACAAATTGTAGACAATGCTAGAACGCAGTAAAATAAGAATACTCGTAGCTTGCGAGGAGTCTAACGCAGTAAGCGGCAGGTTTAATGATGCTGGTTTTGATAGCTGGAGTTGTGACTTACAATATAGCTCTGACATTTTTAACAAGAAGCATTATAGATGTAGCGTGTTTGACATAATAAACGATGGCTGGCATTGCCTTATAGCGTTTCCACCTTGTACTCATTTAGCAGTTACTGGAGCTAAACATTTCCTCAAGAAAGAAAAGGATGGCAGACAGGCTGCGGCAATAGAGTTCTTCATGGCTATGGTTAATGCTCCGATACACAGGATTGCTATTGAAAATCCAGTTGGTATAATGAGTGGTCTACATAAGCCGCCTACGCAGATTGTTGAACCTTATTATTTTGGGGACAAAGCAACCAAGAAAACGTGTCTATGGCTGAAAAACTTGCCTCCACTATTTCATAATGCTAAACCTGATTTATTTAATCCGACCGCCACCCATGTAGACCGGGGCCGAGAGAAAGTCTACGGCGATGGGTCTAAGTTCTCCAAGTGGTATGCTGAAACATCTAACTTGCCACATTCAGAACGTAGCAAGGCCAGGTCAAAGACCTTCAATGGTATAGCCGATGCAATGGTAGATCAGTGGTCACCTATAATTGAAAGAGTATGATACTAGAATGGCCAGAGTCCAGTCTGATAGCTGGAAGCGAGTACGATGTAGACAAGTGTGAGCTAACGATACACTTCAAGAAATACTATATTGAACAGGAGACATATTATGTCGAGCCTGAAACTTACATAGCCTTCTGTAAGGCTAAGTCGAAGGGAAAGTTTTATTTAAATTTCATCAAGCCTAAAAAAACAAAACAAATGGCAGATTTAATTATCAAGTGCAAAATCGATGTGACTAAGCTACTTAAAGAGTGGCTGTTTAGTGGAACCAAAGGAACGTATCTAAATTGTACTGTATTGTACAATGCCGAGAAAGATGCCTATGGAAACAATGGTATGATTACGCAGGACGTGCCTACCGAAGTGTATAAGAAAGACAAGGCAAAGCGTGGGCCAATCTTAGGCAACTGCAAAGTGTTTGAGAAAGGTGTAGACAACATTGAACAACAGCCTGGCCAAGAGAAAGGACTAACAATGGTCGGAGATGCTACCTCTCCAGAAGCTAAAGCCGCTTGGGACGATTTACCATTTTAATTAACAAATTAAACAGGGGAGCTAATACTCCCCTTATTCTATGACTTATCAAGAGACTACAGTAGATATTAAGTTCGTTGAGGTTGAAGGAACCTCTAAAGTTATCCAATACGCTAAATCATTTATGAAAAATTGTGGATTAATCTTATTGTCACATTCAGACAGCAAGCTAAGAAAAAGATTTGTGGTAAAAGGGTTTGTAGGAAGCGGGTTTATTGACATTACATTAGACTTAACCGGAAATATAGCTAAAGATGTTAATGCAATATACGATTGTGTCAATTCCAACAAAGAACTAAACGAACATGCAATATTCAATGGATGCAGAGTAGCTACAAGAGACAACAAAATCTCTGCTAGGCTATATTATTCTGAAAAACTTAATCTAAATTGAGAACGCAGTTTTAGCCAACTCAAGCTCAACCGTAAAAAACGCATTTTAAGCCCTTTTACGGCCCTGTTTTTACCTTCAAGCGGTAACCCAATTTTATTGTCTAAAGCCCGCAAAATGGCGGCAAGGTGGCTCTGTCACCCATTTAACAAACCATTATCCAACCAAATTTTTTTCCAAAATTCGAGTCTAATGTCTAAACCTTACGAAACTACCGGCCATTGGTCTGCAACAGCATACGACCTAAGAGGCGTTGAAAAGCCATACTATGTAGTATTTGATGGCGAGAAAAGCGAAAAAACTCTTCATAGGCACATACTACCGGCTATGAGAGAAGCGCAGGAAATACGAGAAACTGGTAGACCTGCTGGAGTATTAAAAATCCATCCTGAGCTAACCCAGGTAGTTGTATCAATGTCACCGAAAATTCAACCTGATTATTCACCTTTAGAATTCGCAACAATCCTATGAGCAAGCAAATCAAAGTAGCCTTCAATGGCTGGAACTGTGTTTTAGTTAAACACAAGTATGAAAAGGGCGGAGGCGTAGCCCTAGAACTGGTAGACGAAATTGATGGAGAGTCGGTAGCAATGGCTACTGTAAACCTGCCGGAAGTCGTGCTAGACCATGACGTTGTGCTAATAAAAGACTGGTCAGAGAACGAAGGGATGCTGGACTGCTTAGTCAAACATAACATCGTAAGCTATACAGGAAAGGATGTAAGAACAGGAATGGTAAGAGCTAACATTTGTAAACTACTCGTATAATGGAAGAAAGACTGTATCAAGAAGATTTAATTGATAGCCTTATAGAACTGGCTACCTCAAAGAGAAAAGTACTCGGCCAATTGCCTACTGGTGGCGGTAAAACTGTCATATTCGCTAAGATTTCAAGACGCTATTTCGTTAAACATGGCAAAGCTGTGCTAATCCTGGTACACAGAGAGGAATTGCTACGTCAGGCTCATAAGGCTGTCAAAGAGGTCTGTGGCATTGATGCTACCTTGATTACGTCTGAAACCAAACGTACTTATGCTAACAGGGTCTATATTGGCATGGTTGAGTCGGTTATGAACCGGCTACACAACTTTATCAATGTAGGCCTTGTTATTATAGATGAAGGTCATGTTGCTAACTTTAATAAAGTACATCAGTTCTTTCTTGAGGAAATAATCATAGCATTTTCGGCTACTCCAATCGCGGCAAGCAAAAAAGAACCTCTGAATAAATACTATAACGAGATTTGTACCGGCCCGCAGATATCCTGGCTAATCAAGAACGGATATTTGGCACAAAATATGACAAGGTGTCCAAAGGACATTGTAGACTCGACAAAGCTGGAAGTTGACAGCCTAAAAGGTGATTTTAAGGAACGGGCGATGGCAGCAGAGTTTAGCAAGCCCAGGTATTTAATGGAAACGCTAAGGTCTTATCATAAGATAGCACATGGCACAAAAGCAATCATATTCAATGTTACTAAAGAACATTCCAAAGCAGTTACTAAGCTATTTAAAGATTTTGGTTATCCATGTGAGCATCTGGACTCCGATACGACTATGGAGAATAGGCGCGAAATTTTGGCATGGTTTAAGGCTACGCCAGGAGCAATCCTCTGCAACGTGATGATAGCCACAGTTGGCTTTGACGAGCCTACGGTGGAGACTATCGTGTTGAACTTTTCAACCCTGTCTTTGCCTAAGTTCATCCAGTGTTCTGGCCGTGGTAGCCGTCCGATTGGACAGTATTTCATAGACAAGCATCAGCATGAGTATCCATACAAGTTAGAGGAGAAGCAACACTTCAATATCATAGACCTGGGTGGGAACTGCATTAGATTTGGCGACTGGAATGACGATAGAGATTGGGCCGATCTATTCCACAATCCGCATAAACCAGCCGGAGGTTTAGCTCCTGTCAAGACTTGTCCAGAATGTGATGCTTTAGTTTATGCATCGGCTAGAATTTGTCCATATTGCGAATTTGAGTTTCCTCAAAAAGAAAGGGAACCGGAGAAAGAATTTGAGGAGATAGTATTAGTGACTAGGAATATTGATATGGACAGGCTAATCGTAAAACATGCCTTTAAGTATGAATATTATACGTTTGATGAATTAGCAAAGACTGTTGTTGAGAATTTGATAGAACAGTATCCTAACCCAAATGAGAAGCAACGTCTAAAGTTCTTTGACATTTACTTTGGCTTATGTGTAGACTGGTATAAGAAAGTAATGGCCGGACGGAATGGCAATATACCTGACATATCTAATAGTACATGGCATAAGAACAAGGCGAAATATAATTTCGACCAACTACTTAAAAAAGAGCAATGCCTAGAGTAAGTATATTTCAAAATGTAAGGGAGGTAGACAATCCTGTGTTAATGGATTTAGTTACCTATCTAGAAAAAATAAGGGATGGAGAATGGGAAGATTTAGTTACAGAGTGTAGACTCATAAAAGACATTAAGCTAAGAAACGAATTTAAACGGACTCGGATGCCTACGACTAGTATGTCGGGCATCTTCTCCAGAAGGGACGATAGCAGTCTAGTCACGCACAGTGGTTATATTGCTATCGACCTTGACCATGTTGAGAACATGGCACACGTTAGGAACCTGCTAGTCCAGGATATATTTGTACACTCACTGTTCATGTCTACGTCAGGCGATGGCCTACGAGTCTTGTTCAAGATAAAGACTAACAAACATGTAGACTCATTCAGAGGGATACAAGAATATCTATTTGGCAAGTATGAGCTAAACTGTGACCCGAATGGTAGCAATGTCAGCAAGCCATATATCGTTAGCTGGGACCCCGCTATGTATTATGACTTCGATGGCAGGAAGCAGTTATTCTGCTACTTCCCGAAGGAGATAACAGTAAAGCCGATTATAGACTTCGCACACACACCGGCAGATTTCCAAGATGTACTAAAGCAGATAACGGAACGTAGCCTGAACATATGTGATGGATACCAAGAATGGTTGAAGGTAGCATTTGCCCTTGTCTCCACATTTGGTGAAGAGGGTAGAGCCTATTTTCATGAGATAAGTAGACAATCACAGAAGTACCACCCCAGGCTAACAGACAAGCAATACACATACTGTCTAAAGCGTGGGCAGAGTGGTATAAACATCAGTACGTTTTACTACCTTGCAAAGCAAGCTGGAGCAGATGTAGTATCCGAGACAACAAGATTGATAGTCAGGACTACAAAGAATGGCAAGCGAGCGGGACTAAACAAGCAACAGATACTGGACAATCTGCTAAAGTTTCAGAACATAACTGGAGCAGATAAGATAGTAGAACAGGTCTTGTCCTCAAAGGATGAATGGGTAGACGAGAAGGATAACACGTCTATACTCCAGCAACTTGAAATGTTTATAGGTGCCAACTACTCCATGCGAATGAATGAAGTAACTGGCTACCTGGAAAATGGCAAGGTGCAACAGCAGCCGTCAGAGTTGAACAGTATATTTATAGCTGCAAAGAAAGCTATACCTGTACTGGACTACCACTTGATGATACGACTGCTAAAGTCAGACTTCATACCTGTGTTCAATCCATTCTTTGAATTTTTTGGTAGCGATGGAGTTCCATATAGACTTCCTGCCATACCGGAAGATGATACTAAGGTATGGGATAGCCCATTGATACAGCAGTTGTCTAATTGTATCATAAACGACAGCCAAACGTACACATTTTACTTTTTGAGGAAATGGCTCGTAGGCGTTGTATCCGCTATGCACAAAGTTCACTGCCCATTACTCCTGGCGCTGCTAGGGCCACAGAATACCGGCAAAACTGAATTCTTTAGACGGCTTTTGCCACATGAGTTAATTGGCTATTATGCTGAGAGCAAATTGGATAAAGAAACTGACGACGAGCTATTGATGTGCGAGAACATAATCATTATGGACGATGAGCTAAGCGGTAAGTCTAAGAAGGATACTCTAAAGCTGAACGCAATATGCTCGAAGCAGCACTTCTATCTAAGGCGACCGTATGGCGATCATAACGAAAAGTTGCTAAGATTGGCTGTGTTGTGCGGGACGTCAAACTACCTGGAAATTATATCAGACCCGACAGGTAATAGACGTGTCATACCAATAAAGGTTGATAATATAGACAGGGTCGGCTACAATGCCATTGACAAGAAGGAGCTATGGAAAGAAGCATTTGCTTTGTACAAGGCCGGCTTTGACTGGCGAATAGACAACAAGGATATACCATTACTAAACAAGGATAAAGAAAAATTTGAAACTACCGTGAAAGAAAGAGAGCTAATACAAAAGTACTTCATGCCAGGCGAAGAAGTCTATTTAACAACAACTGAAATGCTGGTGGAAGTGGAACGACTAACCAATCAGAGATTGCTAATGTCGGTTTTCGGGGCGGAACTGCCCAGGCTAAAGTTTGTCAAGACAAGTACAAGAGAAAAAGATGGCAGCACCTTAAAGAAATGGGGATGCGTCAGAACCAATAGGCCTAACGTATTTGAGTCAAATTGACCGCTTTAGATGTGGATAACTTGTTAATAACTTTTAAGGGACGTTAACATTTTTTTAACAGTTAAAATGCGACCTTTATTGCTGCTGCAAGATAAACCAAACCGGCAGCTAACTATAGACATGGCAATGACAAAAAGAGACTTTAGCAACATGATGGACAAATCGGCTACAACACAAAGGAATGTACGCCTGACAACTAAACACGTTCGTCCAGTTTTTGGCAGGTTTGTACAACTTGCTGATGCAGCCGAATTAGCCAACAAAGGTTGGTATCGTTTCGTATTAGCTTGCAGGGAGGACGACTTCCAGGCTAACCCTGTTGCAGCTAACACCAAGATGTACAATGTAGACTCTGTAATTTTTATCGAATTCTTTAACTAATATCCATGACGCCTAACGCACGCCTACTTATATCGGTTAAAACCGAATTATTGCCTACCGTATTTAAAGACGAATGGGCTATGTTTGTGGACAATGATATTAGCCTGGAGCTAGACCATATAACTACAGAGAACGAAATGACAGATACCTATTGGCACGCTTGGAACAATATAGTCGAAATGGCTATCTTAGAGTTCCAAGGTGAGAAGTTCGAACTATTCGAGGACGACAAAGGTCTATGGGCTGTGCCGGTCAACGAAGTCTATCTTTTATTCAAAAAAACCAATATGTTATGACAGCAAATTCAGTATTTTTAGTCAACAATGCCTATGGCATCTATGTTCCGCAAATTTTCGCTAAGAACTTTATCCATGTAATTGCTAACAGAAGCGATATGGACACGTATTTAGACGACCTATTGTATGGCCCAGACAACGAGCTATATTGGGAGTCTTGGGATATGCTACTTGACAATGCTAAACTTAAGTTTGGCGACAAGCTCTATGAGCTACACCAAAATGATGGAGACCTTTGGGCTGTGCCGGTTGACGAGTTAGACCAGCTAAGTGACTCCGAATTTGAAGGACTTGCAAACTACGCCAATGAAGACTAAAGCCGAAATGCTTAGCATGATGACTAAGCGCAATGCCGAAATGGTCAAGCAGTGCATACTTGTAGTCGAGACTATGCCTCCGGCGGTTATCCTCAAAGAAAAAGGGCAGATACTATACGATATTAAGCTAATGGAGGACAGAGGCAAGCAGTATTACAAGGATGAGCTAAAGGACTTAAAAAGGAAACTAAAGTATTTAAGATTTATAACTGCCCGCACCAGGGCTAAAAACACGAGGAAGAAACTATAATGCAAAATGAACAAATTGCTAGCGTTGCGTATGATATATTCTGCGTATTCGTATTATACTTTGTAATTAAATGGGCTGTACAAGCTGCTACTAAAGACCTTTATGATGATATTAAAGATGCTGTTAAGGCAGCTATAAAGGAGACCAAAAAATGACATACATAACGAAGGAAGTTCTACCTGGGCTGGAGGTAGAGTTTATGGGCCAACCATCCTGGCAAGACCAAGGAATAGGCGCATATGAATGCCACGGCTACAAAGGTTATGACAGACAGATTGTAGCTGTAATGGAGGATGATATAGAGTGGAATAAGAAGCTATACGATGCTGACCAAAATGCCATGCTTGAAGCCTACGTAGACCACAACTACGATACACTGGCAAGAGAAATGGAAGAAAACTATGCAGAAAACTATGATGGGCCGGACGAACCGGATTATGACCCTGACGACTACGACGAGTACGACTAAGTCATAAGGCGGCTCGCTACCGCCTCTCATCGCTCACCAATTTAACAACAAGTCTATGGAAACCACCATTGCAGGTCTAATTAGAGACGACAGAACGCTTGCAGAGATTAAGAAAAGTATAGCCGAAATGCAGGAAAAGCGTGACGCACAAAAGCTATTGTTCCATCAACACGCTGGCTATCTGAGTGGCAAATGCTACTTAAGGAATGACATTCCGCAGGATATTGTGGATGCTATTGCCCATCTAAGGGAACTGGCATTTGCCGACATTAATTCACTAACAATAGAACAACTAAAAGAAAAGTATGAGCCCAGAGCAACTAAGGGATGATTTATCCCAACAAATCCGTGCAGCCGGCTATTCCGGCTTTATTATGATAGCATTTCCTAAGTCTGACGACAAAGGTGTGCAAATAACCAGTGCTACTTCCAGAGTGTATGACAGTCCGGAAGGTGCTATGGTTATAGATGAGGACAGAAACTTGTACATTAAGCCTGATGCTACAGAGGATGAGGCTAATGTCACCAACTCATTGCTACTATCCATTGCAAAGAAACTGGCTAATGAGTCTGACTTCGCACTCAGCAGGATAGACGAGGACTTCTTAATTACTAACGTCGACCAGATACTAAAAAACCTTGATTCATGATTGACTACGATAAAATCAAAAGCGTTGTTGATAGACACGAATGGCTATCCGAACAACTGAGCATTGCTAAGGATATGAAACTGGTACAAAACCTTGTTGTCTACACAGACGATGAAGGAACATTCAAGGAGAGTATAGACCCTGTGTTCGTTGACGTACCCAGGCTACAGGAACAGATTATAAGCCAAATTGAAACCAATCTAAAAAACATTGACAATGAACTTAGGAGACTCGTTGCACCAACCAAACCCGAATTCATTAGCTGACAGTTATTTCGCTGATTGGCTAACGAAAAACAAGCCATTACTGATGCACTACAACAAGGAAGAAAGGCATGACGCCTACAAGCTACTGAAAAGTTTTATGATGGATCGCTATGAGAGGGGATTTATCCATGGCTTCTGCTACTCATTGTCAATTCTAACAGGTTTCACATGGATTGAGAATGACATAGGCGAGGAGTATCCAGAGTTGATAGCCAAGAAACCTGACCCTGACCTGCTATACTGGTATCCTTGTGACGAGGAAGGTCACCAGGCTAGAATGATTATTCTTGACAAATGTATTGAAGAAACAGCTAACAATGAATCCGAAGATTATTAACAAACTACGTTTACGGCCTACCCAATATCTGGTAGGCCAATCGTTTGCTAACGCCATTCAAGTCTTTTCTTTTGAGGATGGCATTTTAGTAGCACATTGCGACCATTCAGGCCAGCCAACGCCAGGCAAACTAATGTTCTGGACACGCTCTGCATGGGTAGCATATGACGAGGCCTATATCCTGGCAGCTTCATATAAAGCTATTAAGGCTTGCCTTGAATGTAATCTAAAGATTTTCCTCAAAGGAGATAAGAACATGGACAATCAGGAATACTATGAACAGTGCAAACTGTTAGTCATCAACGGTCTTGAGAATATAGACTGGGAGAACGACCACATTGACGTTGAGCTACTGTCCAAAGAATATCTAAAGATGATTCAGGTCTATGCCGACAAGGAGGACTATGAAGCTGCGAGAGCAGTTAAGGATGGCCTAAGAGAATTTCTAAACAACCACGGACACAATATACCTAAAGACGCAACAGTAAAACTATAAACACCCCTCTCGTATCTATGAAAATCAGAATCACAGACAGTCTATGCGGAGTGCCAGTTGGCACAATTTTGCCAGTAATCGTAACAGAGAAATCTACTTGGTGGGTCTATTATGAAGGCAAGGAGCACATGGTAGCTCCTTGGGAAGGTGTTGTTATAGACAATATGAAATCGGAGACCAGGCTACTGGCAAAGATTGAAGAACTCGAAACACTAAAGGAAGCGGCCATTAACCTTGCTACCATCAGCGAGAACCAGTATTTAGTCAGGAACGCTCATGTGTGGCAGCGTAGCCTTGAGGCCAGGATTAACCTCTTAAAATGGGTGCTACAACCCGATGAGCATGAAATCAACAAGAGCAAACCTCTTAGCCTTAAAATTGGCGGAGGAACTGAAAACTAAAGTTATCCCCAAAGAAGAACCGAAGGCAGATAGACCAGTTATCGGTTTAGCTGCTGGCAATTTTGCCGATTACGTTGAAAACTACAGAGACAATGTCCTCCCCAACTACAGAAAGCCAGGAACTACAGGAAATCAAAGCGATTAGACTTAAACACGAAAAGCTAATCAAAGAAGATGGATGCATCGGCATATCCATAGTAATGAAAAACAAAAAGTCGGCTACGACCAGGGTGTTCATCACCAATGTCGAATCCATCCCTGAGACTAAAGAAGCCGTTGTCGAGACTATGATTGACATGCTTGTTATCCGAGACAGCCTAAAGCAGGAGATAAAGCTAATCGACGAGAACCTTGAACGTGTTGGCGTGCTACTCGGCATGAGCGATATCCTCAAAGAAATAATGGGCGATGCAGTCTTAGACAACTTATTCAAAGAAGCCAAAGCAGCAACAATAGCAAAGCATGCAAATAAAAATATATAACTCCGACACAAACGAAGTCGTTTCCATAGCCATTGAACTACCGTTCAGTGGTTATGGCACTAAGGTGTATTACCAAGAGAACACTGGCCTCTATTTCCTTGAGGCTAACAACGACCTTATTAAGAACGCTGACTATCATGTACTTGAGAGGTATTCTGAAATCATAGCCCTCTCGCTTCAGCGCAAGAATAGATTAAATGTCCCTCCAAAGCCACGAGTAGTTAAACCACAACGACCTAAGCATCACATCGCTCCGGACTGTGGATTTAAGCTACTTCCAGGCCACAGGATATTGACAGTACAGGTAGACTTATACAGACAGAGACTGCCTAATCTAAAGCCATCCTCCAATCCTCCGGAATATTTCACATACGAGCTACGAGCAGGAGAACTACAAGATGATAGGCAGAACAACCTCATTGTGGCATATGCAGACGAGAACAATGTTCTGTACTTCGTAGACGTGTACCAGTATAATAAACGGATACTATCAGAGCCATGCCAGGACGAGGAGGAAGCTATACGATTGTTCGACGCATTATCGACAGCAGCCACAATGGTTCTGTACGGCATAGGTAAAAGGAAGAGCGAACTAACTGGCCAACGCTTGCAACCGCAATATGGATTGTATTATCCAATAGACTGGAAGCACTTGCCGGTCTATGGGCCATTATTCAGAGATAAAGTAGTCGAAAAACCTGTTCCTCAAAAAGAAGAGATTGACAGAGAGGCATACTACAGGCGTAAGTTAGGCATGCTTTAGACACGCACAGCAGCTAAATTCATAACTCATTGATTATCAACCAAATTTAAATTGTGGTCAGGTCTTTTGGTGCTAGGTATGACCACAGTGATGATAGTCAATGAGTTAAGGTCAATTTGTGGTCAAGCCTCAGACACCCATTTTTAGGTCGAGACAATTGACCACAAACCTTTGACCACATATTGACAATCAATTGGTTATCCCTCTAAAGTTACCAAATGTGGTTAAACCTAAGACCTGAATGAAAAAACTGAACACTTTATGGAAAAAAAATATTTTTTTTAAATCATCAATCTACGGTAGGTAGTGTGGCATAGATAGGGCTACACTAAATATAGTATCACATCATTACGATTTTTTATTTATTTTCCAGTAACTATGGAACACATGCCGACCACGTCCTAGACCTGACCACAAAAATGTCGTTAGACACTGATTTTCAATGAATTACAACTTTTTTTACCCCCTGAGACCTGACCACAAAAAGTGCCTTTAGACAACATAAAACAATGATTTTCAACACAATAATACAAAAAGGGTTGACCACAACGAGTAGCATGATCTACTAAAAATATAGTATGGAAAATTACAGACAGCTAGCCAGAGATTTCTGGGAGCAAGCGACTATCGGTCAGTCAGTACTAATCAAAGGTCAAGCAGCCGGCGAGGACGTGTTATCGGAGTTAGCCAAATGTGACCTGGCAGAGAATTTGGTTGATGATGGCAAGGGACTTAGGCGACGGCGAGAACGACCTAAGAACTGTATAGGCGGATATAATGCACAGAAACAATTTCGGTATCAAGTAGATACTAGGGACGCAATTAAACACTACACTATATGGAGAGTTCAATGATGTATGAAGACCAGCTACAACAAGCATGTATCATGTGGTGGACTAACGTAGCCACAAGAGGCCATTCTTCTTCTTTGAGGAAACGCCTACACTGCAACAATAACAATTCACATAATCGGGTAGCAGGGAACAGGGCTAAAGCCATGGGTGTGCAACCTGGGGTAGCAGACCTTGAGTTGATGCTACGGGATGGGAGGACTTGCTTCATAGAGTTGAAGCGGCCAGGAGGAGTGCAGTCTAAAGACCAGCATGAGTTTGAGATACTATGTAAGGAGTTAGGCCATGAGTACCATCTGGTCTATAATATTGAACAATTTAAAACTATTATCAATGGAAGATTATAAACATCACTGGCAGGTAGTCAACCGAGGCCAGGTAGTTGCCATCAACAGTCCGGAGGACTTGTGGTTCATAGCATGTGCCTACTTCAAGTGGTGCGATGAGCATCCGCTACAAGGTACAATACGGCCGTATAATATAAAGGGGCTATGTCTACATGGCGGGTTCTCCGAGGAATATCTAAAAGACCTGCGGAACATGAAGGACAGGGATAGCTTATGGTGGCATGTGGTGGCCAGGATAGTGTATGTGATACACCTACAGAACATTGAACTGGCTACAATCGGCTCGTACAATGCCGTATTCATTAGCAAACTCTACAAAATGGACACAGAAGAGCCCCAAGAAGGGGCTATAAAGATAGAAATGGTAACAAATGTGCCCAAGCTATCGGCTAATGAGAACGAGATTTTGACGAAAATGAATTTGGAAAATGACATTTTAGGCAATGCAAAAAGCTAAAAAACACGAAAGAGCATTTTGGATTTCCAAAATTTTTAGCCCATCCTGCGATGGCCGATAGTGCCTCATCGACGATGACCTTCGTAGTCCACCAGGTTAGTGTACTTGTACTTTGGCATGGTATTTGTAGCCATGCCAGGTTGTCAGTGGATAACTTGTGTATAAACTTATTTGGTAATGTCATATAAAACCCCTATAGCGACCAAATTACATACCTTTGGCTGCTGTATCAAGATAAACCATTAACTGTTAAAATTTTGTTAATGGATAAAATAAATTTTGTGGTTTGAGCTAAAATGCTTATGAGCGCAAAACAGCCAAAGCAGCCAACAAAATAAATTTGGCAGTATTGCGCAAAATATGTATTGCATCCGCCAAAGCAGCCAAAGCAGCCAATTTGTACAAAAGTTGCAAAAATAAATTTGGCGGATTGAACAAAAATACAGGGTGTCTATATATATAAAAAAAGTATAATACTAAATCGCAGCATTGGCATTTTAAGGCGCCTTCCTGCCCGTCAAATATTTTTGGGCATCTTTGTACACCTGCGTAATTATCTGCCAAATTTGGGCAAATTCGATTTATTATAAAAAAATATATATGTCTAAAAATTTGGTTTGTTGGTTTTATTGTTGTACGCGCGCGCGCCTTCCTTTATACATTGCCAAAGCAGCCAAACCCAGGATTTAAGTACACTAAATTAGTGTACTTAAAATACCCTGGCAACCTGGCAACAAGTCAAAGCAGCCAAAGCAGCCAAAAAAACGTGTATATTATATATATGTCCAAAGCAGCCAAAAAAATAAATAAAAAATATTTTGGTTGTTTTGTACTTTGTATTGGTACAACATATATCTTTGTATCTCACAAAACAAAAAAGCCAACACATGGAAACAGTAATCTTTATTTCAGCAGTTATCGCAGTAATTTTACTTATTACAGTTATTGCCACAAAAGCCAACACGTCCAACCCTCACAATGACGTGTATTAATCCAAAGCAGCCAAAAAAACCAAATTAACCAACCACAAAAAACCAAAGAACAATGAAACACATTTTAATTTTAATCGACATTTGCCTTTTGCCTTTATTCATTACAGCAATATTCACTTTGGCAATATCTTACAGTTGCTCTTATAACTGCTTCAAAACTCCATTACCTTACTTTGTATTTTTCATTTCAATGTTTGGATATGTTTGTTTTGTTGCTGAAGAGAAACAAAAAGCCAAAGCAGCCAAAAAAAGCAGGTATTAATTTTGTTTATTCGTTTATTTATTTGTATATTCATTTTTTATTAAAAAGCCGGAAGGCACAAAAAAACCAGTTATGACAGAGATTAATGTTATCAACCCGCTCAGCCTTGTTACCGAAAACAATCGTGTTAACCTTGACAATGGCACAGAAGCCACAGAAGCAGCAGAAGCAGCAGCAGCAGCCAAAGCAGAAGCAGAAGCAGCAGAAGCAGAAGCAGAAGCAGAAATTTGGAGTGACAAGTACACAAATGAAGCATTGGTTAAACTGCGCACAGAAGCAGAAGCAGCAGCAGCCAAAGGACAAACCTTCAAATTTGGCACAAAAGGATACATGCAATCCTTTGAAGCAGTACAAGCCATAACAGCCAAAATAAAGGCTGAAATTGCAGGGATTAAAAAGCAGGAAATCGAAGCAGCCAAAGCAGCCAAAGTACAAGCAATTAACGACCAATTTGAAGCAGTTGCAGAAGCATTTGAAGCACTTGGAGTCAGCAAAGCCAATGGAGTACCGGCAGAGGTTTATGATGCAGAGAAAGCAGCAGCAACTGCACTTTTGGACGGCTGCAAAAACCTTGTGTTGGGAGCGCCAAAGCAGCCAACAGCCACAGCAGCCAACAGCGACCAAAGCAGCCAAAGCAGCAGCAATGGTGCATCACATGGCAATGTTAATTCTGCCATAATAAGCGAATATGTTGAACTGCGCAAAGGTATGAACCACACAGAAGCAGTCAAAGCCTTACAATCTGCACCATACAACAATGGCGAAGGCTTTAAACGTGGTTCTGTCAATACATATACCCGCAATTATCGTTTGAGTATTGGCGAGATAACTGAATAAGCTAAAACGGCCAAATTGGCAGAGCGGATATAGTTGGGGAAAAATTTCCCCAACTTTTTCCTGGCCCCTACCTATCCTCACAAATTTTTTCTCAATTTTTAGGTCTAAACTTTCCTTATGAAGCAGTCCTTAAGAGTAGAATAGCCGGATTAAGTCTCCTTTGCCTGGAAGTAGGTCAATGTATCACTCGATGGCTTAGCTGGAGCATCCCTCTCTATTCTCTTTGAGGAAACCAAACTATTATTATGGAAGACCGCATCAAAGCCTTAGAATTCGCAGTAGCCGTGATTGCAATTGTTGCACTCATAGCATTATCAGGAAGTATCCTAGCGTTAGCTGGCGTGCAAACCACTTAGTTTTACCGGTTTTGAAAAGCCATTGCCTAAACCCCTTAGTTTTTACCGGTTTTGAGTTATTCACCTGTTGAGCTTGCCTATCCGTCTGTTAGCATACCGGTTTTGAGTTATTCACCTCAACAGTAAAAATGTGGATAACTTTTTTTGGAAGCGTGACAGTAGCTAACCACCTTTACAGGGCAGATACCTTATCCTTTTCCTAGCTATCTATCGTGGTTGTATTAGCTAATACCGCTGATCTAACTGAATCTCAGTTACATGCCTTGATGGAAGTTATAAAGGCTATAGTAGCGGCAGCGGTTACAATCTGGATACTAATACGGCGTAAACGCAAAGATAAGAAGCGGCAAAAGCAGATAGACAGGATTGAGAATCAGACCCGCCCTAGGGTAGACAGCATACCACCACTAAAAGACCAGTAATGATTAGATATGAAGTGTTCACCAATCTGGACAGAAACCGAGGCTTTACTAGCCAGTGGCGCTAGACGCATTATACACCAGGGCGGTCAGAATAGCGGTAAAACCGTGAATATTCTTGGAGCGCTAGCCAAAACATTGTCGGAGGAGAGGGAGCCTAGCGTAAATACAGTTACTTCACAGAGTTTTCCGCACCTAAAGGGTGGCGCACTAAGGGATTTTGAGACGTATATATATCCTACATTCAAGAGAGCAATTAGCAAGTATCACCGGACAGACCATTTGTTTACGTTTACTAGTGGCTCTATATTAGAGTTTAAGGTCTTTGAAACTGAAATGGCTGCGCATGGGCCTAAAAGAAAACGATTGTTTATAAACGAGGCTAACACTTTCCCATATCCAATCTTTTTTCAATTAGACAGTAGGAGTGACCAAACAATCATTGACTATAACCCTAGTTTGCAATTCTGGGCGCATGAAAAACTACATCACCAGGATGGCAACCATCTTCTCATTAGCGATCATACGCATAACCCTTTTCTTAGTCCTAGTAAGCACCAAGAAATAGAGGATATTTGTATATTTGGCAGAGATGATGATGGTAAAATAATCTTTAATGACAAGGGTGAACCACTGGTTATTAGAGGCGACTATGAATTATGGAAGGTTTACGCTAGGGGATTGACAGGTAATATACAAGGTATTATATTCCCTAAATGGCAGATGATAGACGAGTATGACTATCCTGAGGACACAGATAGCATATACAGTATTGACTTCGGTTATACTAACGACCCATCTGCGCTAATCAAACAGACCCTGGTAGGCAACACTCTATTCATCAAGGAATTGGCCTATGAAAGCCCGCTAAGTGCGAGAGAAATCGTCAGGCTACTGAGAGCCAATGATTTTTCCTTTGAGGAAAGCCCCCTCTACTGCGAACATGACCCCGATATGATTAGGGAGCTAAGAAAGTTCGGAGTTTACAATGCTCTCGCTGCCAGGAAAGGCGCCGGTAGCATTAAGGCAGGTATCAGGCTACTAAACACCTTCGATGTACGTTACACCAATAATAGTAAGAACATCCACAAGGAGCGTAGCTTATACATATACGAATTTGACAAAGTTTCAGGTAAATTTACTAATATACCAATCGAGTATAACAACCACGCTATGGACGCCATCCGATATGGTACCTATAGTCATTACTTGCGAGCAGAAGCAGCATAGCGAATGGGAGGGTGGGGGCATTAACTAGTAAGCGAGTCCTGGGCAAGTCCGAACATTAGCCCTCATCGCCCGTTCGTTATTTTGGTTTCTTCCTTCGGCAATTAGGCCCGGCTAGTCTTAGTAGGGTAAATTTTTAATTATGAAGTTAGATATTGTAACAAACCAAGCTATTGAACAAACCACAGACAAAATCATAGCGCTATCCCGAGTGTTAGAAATTGTCACTGACCCTAATAGAGTACTTCCAGTCGTAGCCCAAAGGCTAGCAGAAGTCTCTTGCGAAAAGCTATTAAACCTAATTAATGGAGTCAGCACTGCAACTACACAAGAGGGAAATCATTAAGATGCCTACACAAACGCTGGATTTAACCGGCGGCCTTTTTGGCACTATTGCCAGGAAGCGTATTCCATTCCCTACTGGCAAAGATTTTATTCCACTAGATAATGATAGCAATGTCTTATATCTAACCAAGGATGGGCAACCACATTGGCTAGGCATGGACAAGAAAAACATGCAGTATTGGGCCTATCAATACTGCGCACCACTGGCCGGCGTAATAGACCGACTAGCGGAAGCCGATACTAACGGTCGTGTGAAGTTCTTGCATGACAAGGACATGAAGAAGGTAGACAATATTTCTAAGGTTCCAAAGCTGGCCCGGATAAACACATTGCTAAAGAACCCTAATCCTTTCCAAACATGGCAGGAGTTCAATAGCGAACAGATTGTCTACTGCAAAATATTCGGATACTGTCCGATATTTTGCGTAGGGCCAAAAGGTATGGACAAGAGCTATACAACTGGCATGTTCAACCTGAACCCTGTGTTCTGTAGCCCTACAAAGAAGGATGAAGTAGACATCTATTCTGATAAAATTAATCCTGTAGACTACTGGGAGATTAAGATTTTCGGTCAGTCTATCAAGATACCTCCAGACGATATTTTAGTAGTTAAAGACGGATTCATAGACAACGATGGCGATGGCCTACCAATGTCTAAATTATGCGGTCTCGATTTTGCGATAAGCAATATTTGTGCAGCTATGGAAGCTGATAATGTGCTTTTACGCAAGAAGGGGCCGCTTGGCATTTTTAGTTATGACCCGAAGCCGGATAATGTAGCTGGCTATCTGCCAATGACTAATTCCTCAAAGGAAGAATTGCAGAATGAGCTATCCAGGTACGGTCTGTCTCTTAACATGCTACAGTATATAATTTCCAGGACTCCTATAAAGTGGAACCCTGTATCCTTCGATGCTACACAGTTAAAAACTAAGGAAACAATACAACAAGGAACTGACCAGATTTGCGATAGGCTAGGTTATCCGGCAGAGCTAATGTCCGGCAAGAACGCAACCTACGAGAATAGGCACACGTCAGAAAGATTCCTATACCAAAACAACATCATTCCTTTTTCTTTGAGGAGAATGGCTCGCTACGATAAGTTCTTCGAGCTAGATGACTACACACTCATACAAGACTTCACACACATAGCCGTCTTACAGGAGGATATCCAGAAGGCGGCCACAGCGTTTAAGGATAAGACTACAGGCTTAGACTTGATGTGGAAGTCTGGTCTTTTATCCTATAACGAGTACAGGGTTGAATTGAAGATGGACAAGATAGCCGGCAAAGACGATTATTTTTACACTGATTATACTACAGAAAATGAAGTACCATCCGAAGATAGAGGAGGCAATGCGCCTGGCTCTACCAATAAACTACCGGACAGTAAAAACGGAAGTAAGCCAAAGCCAGTTGGACAAAAGAGTAGTTGAAGGCTATGGCAATATGTGGAGTTCTAAAAACGAGCATCATGAGAAGTTCGTCAAGGGCTGTTGGGCTAGGTCTATAAAAGAGAATGGCCCAGGTAGCAACTCAAACTATCAAATCAAGTTCAGGGATAGGCATGCTCGTGCGTGTTCTCTATTCGATGCGCTGGAAGAAGATAGCCAAGGCTTGCACTTCCGCACCAAACCGTTAGACCCTGTATCCTGGGCAGACGAATTGCTAGTACAGCTAAGGACTGGTACGATGAATAATTTCTCTAACGGTTTCAAGTTTAATTGGGACAAGGTAGAGTATGACGACAAGGATGATTGTCTAGTAGTAATCGAGTCAAGACTATTTGAAATATCAGCCGTAGAGGTTCCGTCAGATATGGAAACATATGCAATGCGTAGCCTGGACAGGCTGGAACTAAACGACGAAATTGAAGGCTTCATAAACGACTTGTCTAAAAGCAAGCAGCTTGAAGCTAGAGACCTTATATCTAGATGTATGATGGCTGGTAGTAAAGAGCCGCTGGATAGAAAAGCACTCACTGAACGTAGCCGCTCTAAATCTGGATTGGATTATAATTTCCTAATTAAAAATCTCTAAAAAGATGAAAAAAACCTATTTCAATCCAGCGGCTATGCACTTTGTGCAGCACTTGCCTAAGATACAAAGCCGCCGGATGCCAGGGACAAGACTAGCTGCATATAAAAGTGATGCTAGCGACAATCCTTCTGACGATACGGCTACAGAGGAGGATTTGCTAAAGAAGATTGAGCAGCGTGTACAGGCTCAATTGAAAGATGTAGCCTCAAAAGAAGAATTAGAAGCCATCCGTAATAGCCAAACGGAGGGTCTTAAAGGGTTAAACATTGACCAATTGCGTAGTATTGCCGATGAAAAGACCGGCGTTTTAGCAATGATGACTCGTCAGGGCCTGGAAATGCAACGTCTTGAAACTAAGATGAATAGCATGAACAAGCAAGGTGAGGATATGTCTGTTAGGGCCCAGGTAGTACGTTGGATGGAAGAAAACAAAGGTGCTATCAAGCAGATACGTTCAGGCGAGGCAGCAGCTTCGCTAAAGCCTTTGGATTTGCAGATGCGCGTAGTAGCAAGTCCAATGACTGTTGCTACTGTCAATCCAAGCAATTCACAGTACATTACAAGGGTAGAAGTAGAGCCTGGTATTAATGATTTCCTTAGAGCTGCACCAACCTTTTGGGACTACCTTACAAAAGGCAAAACCAATGCGTCTACTTATGTATGGGTGAACAAAACTAATCCACAGGGCGCTGCTGCATGGATAGGGCCAGGCCAGTTGAAACCTGGTGTTAGCTTCGAAATGGTTACTGACATTAGCAATGCCAAAAAGATTGCTGACAGTGCAAAGGCCACTACGGAGCTACTCGAGGACATTGACGGCATGGTGACTATGATTGAACAGGAGTTGCGCTACCAAGTTATGATAAAAGTGAACGCTACCCTGCTGAACAACGTAGGCTCTGCTACCACCCCAACTGGTATCCGTCAGCTGTCTACGACTTATACGTTGACTACCATCAAGACTACGACTCCGAATATGGCTGATGCTATTCGTGCAGCGATAGCCCAATTGCGTGGTGGTTTGCTAACCGGCGAAATCACAGTGTTCATTAATCCGGTAGATTCTGCAAATATGGATATGCAGAAAGCTACATCTTCCGGTGTCTATGTCCTGCCACCATTTATGACAGCAGACGGCAAAACTATTGCCGGTGCTAAAATCGTGGAAGAAGCCGGTGTGCCAGCAGGGTTTTTTCAGGCAGGATTTATGCGTTTCTATAGAGTCCTGATTTACAAGCCATTTACCATTAGCTGGGGTTGGGAAAATGATGACTTCACTCACAACTTAGTTACAGTAGTTGGTGAGATGAGGCTACACCAGTTCTTCAACCAAATTCATACAGGCGCATTTATCTATGATAGCTACGCCCGTATCATCCCGCTAATAACAGCCTCTGGTACTCTACGTGAAGGCCCTGATGCTCCTCCAGAAGGTCAGCCTGACCCTCCTGGCTCTTATAGCCCTCATGACACTACTCATGGTGGTGGTGTAGATGAAGGGAATGTCAGGGAGCCTGGCAAGACTATGGGAATTAAACCTCCCGATATAGGCAGAGGCCCAGTAGAACCACCAAAACCTGAACAGAAATAATCATGGCTAATTTAATAGACCCTTCGTTCTTCATTAGGGATATCAAAATCCCTAATGCAACGTATCCGAACATAGCTCAAAATATCGAGCAGTACATAGCCAAGTATGAGCCGCAATGTCTAAGGAGCATACTTGGCCATGATATGTACACTAAACTTATCTTGGAAATAGATACGCCAAGGATGCAGGATCTATTAAATGGCAAAGGGCCGTGGATGGGAATAGTGAACGACCCAGCTAAGGACAGTCTTATTGCTTATTACGTCTATTATTTCTTTGAGGAGTCAATGGCCACGCAATCTACAGGCGTAGCCACTTCGATTACAAAGGACGAGAGCGCAATGAACGTTAGTCCGGCTGACAAAATGATAGCCGCTTGGAACCAGTTTAGTTATCGTGTTACAGAAATGTACTACTTTATGACTGGAACTAAAGACATAGACGGCAATCCTATGTATCCTGAACTTACCTCTGATATGGTTTACTATGGTATGGAACAATCAAGGCCTATAAACTACTTCGGTATATGATTGAAGGTCAAGTACTATATGACGTGTTCAAAAACGCTGTAGCCAAGATGAAAGTTCCTGGCTACGCCAGCGTGAACTTTGAAGGCGGTCGTAGCTATAACATAGTTAAAAGCCTAATAGAGAAGGATAATGTTCAGGTATTGCAATCACTAAAGTACCCGCTCGTAGCTGTTCTTATGCCAGTGTCCGAAAGTATTGGAACTGGTTTTCAGGTTGTTAGAGTAAATAGAATTGTCATAGCCCATTTGACTAATCCCGACATTGGGGTTGACCAACGCTACAGTTCTACAGAAATTTTTAAAACAGTGTTGTACCCTTGTTATGTTGAACTACTGAGGCAACTAGCTTTTTCCACTGCTACTAGCATCGGAGACCCTTGGGCTATACCTCACAGTAAGTTCGACAATCCTTCTAGACAGCCTGTCGGTCAAGGTTTGCAGGACTATGTTGATACTATTGAAATTGGTAACTTGGAACTAATATTACATCAAATTAAAACTTGTTAATAACATGGGAGCTATAGTAAAAGCGTGCTCAGTAAATGTTACGGTAGGAAATACCGGCAAAGAGTGCGACACCGCAATGGCTGCTACTGCTATGTTGATTGCTCTGCACAGCACAGTTAAGTTCGACGATCAGGACTTAGCAGACCCTGTGCCTTGGATGCAGGAGCTAATACATAAGAGGGTAGCATTTCCGATATTTGGCCAGGAAGCGCCGATTAGAACTATCACCAACAATGCCGAGAGTGACGTCTTGGTTACGTTAGATGATGGTCTACAGGTGTTCCTCCGCTATGGAGTTTATAACCGCATCTTCGAAACTACTTCCGGTGGTTTCTGCTATGCAAAGTCACTCCAATCTTTCAACAAATCTGGCTACCGTATCCTTGAGTTAGACCAGACTGGTCAGATGCTGGCCAGGAAGAACAGCGATGGAACCTATAGCGGTTTCATAACTGACTTCATGTATGCGCCTTCTCCTATATGGGCAGACTTCAAAAACACTCCGTACAAGAATAGGTTCCAGATTAGCTACAGCCCTGTGGAAGTAGTTAATAACGGTATCATCTTTCAGGGTGCAGAGGAGCTACTGTCTATGATGGGATTGATAGACGTAGAGCTTGTACTTGTTGGCACTCCTACTACCACAACCATCAAAGTGAATGTACGGACAGAATGTGCCGGCACAGATTTAGTTACATTGTATGGAACTAAACTTGCTGAGCCAGGAATGTTCGTAGTAAGGGATGATACTGGTGCAGCTATTGCAACTGTGCAAACAGTTGACGAAACTAACAAGCTGGTGACACTGTCAGGTACATATATTAGTGGCAAGGTTTACACAGTAGCTGGTGGTAGTCCTGAAATATGGTATGCAGAGGATGTAGATGGCTACGATGCTTCTACTGCTGGTATGCTGAATGTGACTATACCATAAGAATTTCATTCCCATACACTTCGTGTTCAAACAACGCACAACCTGCTATTCTTAGCGGGTTTTGCGGTTAGAAATGGGCTTTGAAAAAACTATATCGTTCCTAAAAAGGCACATGAAAGGCGAAGCGCCTAGCGGTATGACTTTGCAGCAAAAGATAAACAAAATACTAAATGAGAACAGAGATTTCTTAGAAGAATTACTAAAGACTCAATTGGCAGAAGGCAGAGATAGATATGATAAGCCTGTGACTATAACAGATGAAGATGGAGAAAGGACATTCTATAAGTACAGAACTATACTTAGAAAAGGAAGAGAAGGTACAGGACTAGGAGCACATATAGCCTGGATTACAAACTATATGTCAGGTAGCTTTTATTCGTCTATCGAAGCAAGAGTCTATGGTACAAAGTTTTCGTTCTCAAGCGATGTTCCATACTATGATAAAATAGTATTTAGAAGTGGTGATAAGATAATGCACTTGAGTGACAGTAGCATGAAAATACTAATGGAAGAAATTATACGACCACAACTAATGGCAATGAACAATGTATGAAGACTATACTATCAGAGAGTTTATGGATGCGCTATTTAAAGGAAAGACAGATGTTATTAGTAAGGATGATTTAGAAATTATATATACAGAGTATATAGATACTGCCGGACTGTATGACTTAGACGAATTCAATAAGGTAGGCTATGTACATTTTCTGAACAGTAGGATAAACACAGTTAAGTTAGCAATCGAACTACAGACGTTATTCCTCAAAGAATTTAAACAACCGTATAAGCCTAACTTTACTTTCTTTAGAAAATATGGTTACAAGCTAGAATGGAATAATGATGAACTTGATTTCCTTGAACAGCTAGCATCTATACAGACAAGGGAACTGAAATTTGTTAGTCAGCTTGAAGTGAAAATGAAGGAGTTAGTCGATGATAGAAAAAAGAAAAGCAAAGGAGCTAAAGAAGATAACGCCAAAGAGAAAAGAGGTAGCTTCATCAAGACTCTTAATTCTTTGGGGAAAATCGGCTACAAGATTGATAACTATAAGACGACTGTGGAAGAACTCGCTTATATGATTAAAGAACAAGTAGAACAATAGCTATGGACGATAATGACGTAATGAATGTCGCACTAAACATGGGAGGCGACTTCAATGAAGCTAGTCTGACCATGTTGCAAGAATTCGTGTTAGCTTTTGAAAACTTAAGTAAAGCTACGTCTGCCACTTTTAAGCCGGCAGGAGGGGGAGGTCTATCTGAATTTCAAACGTCACTACAAAATGTCAATACACAGCTACAGGCGTTAAACGCTAACCTTGAGAAAGTTAAAACAGGAACTGCCGGTGTAGGTACTGCTACTAAGAGTACCGCTGGTTCTGTAAAAGTGCTAACTGACGAGCAGATGGCGCTAAAAGTACAGAACGAGGAAATGAACAAAAAGAACAAAGAGTTCCATCAGAACAATAATCAAATGTTCAATGATAGGCAAACACAAGCTACTAAAGAAAGGGAAACTAAAAAGCAAACTAGCGCATTATTAACGAA